GGTAACTTCTAGTCCCCCAGCGCTGGGCAAAGAAAGAGTATTGGGATTGGTACCTCGCAAGGATCGTTCCCGCAGCTTTCCAGCTTCCAGTTTTGGGGTGTTCAGTTTATGACCGAGTGAGCAGGCTAACTCATCCGGGTTCTGTAGCGCGGATTGGGCGACTGAGAGAAAACCAAGTCCTTGGTCTAACCTCAGTCCATGTCTTGCCTCTTCCCAGGTTGTGAAAGCATAGGACCATCCTAGCTTTCGAAGTACGCGCTGCACTTCGCCTGTCATAGATTCGTATTCCCCTTTGGGATACGCCCTGAGCTCGATAGCAAATGAATCCAAGACGCTCATCATTTGCGCTCTTCCCGGTTGTTCTGTCCAGTGTAGCATCCCGTTGACCGCCGACTTCCGCAATTTCCCGTGAGGGTAATTGACAGAGCTTGGGTCAAACTCGAACGTCCGCCCGATGAAGGAAAGTTGTTCGATTGGCTTAAGATGGTACGTTGCCGCTCCCTTTTCCGCTGGTGTATACACCACTCCCATAGCATTGAGGCACTTTTGAAAGTTCGCAAAGTTGAAAATGTGTTCAACCTGGGGTGCCACCGCAACAATGTTGTCGTCGCCGTGTGTAAACCACACAATGATTTGAGAGAGTGTTTCCGGAGTTGGGATGTCTCCGAATCGATCCTTGTCCACGTCGATAGCATAAGTGTCCCAACACTTGTGCACTGCTGCGAGAATGTAGTAATCACCCAGAAGTGATCCACCCCAATTCGTAATTCCATTGCCGGATGACCAGTCAAAGAGAGCTTTATATAAAACTCCCTCAAACAGGTACATCTTGGCGAATAGCGAATTGACAGTGCCGTCTGTGTAATTACGACATTCTCGCGAGTATGGTCCGTCGTTGAGGACGTGCTCCGCCTTCCAGCGTTCATATTCCTCGCGGAATTTCTCGTAGTCCGGCCACTCCTCTACCCTGTCGCACATCTTGAAGTACGCGTAAAACACCCACCACATGAAGCATTGGGCTGCTTCCAGCATCCGCTTGTCGTACTTCTCGTAGTCTCCGTCGAATCCCTTGACTCCCACTCGCCTCAACTCTTGGTAGAGCGTCGCGAATTCCTTGTACGGGTTAATGCCCGTCGTCGAGTGCTGGTGTTTCTCCCAACGTGATCCCATTACCATGGCTTGCATAGCACCGACCATCTTCCTCTGAAAGATGAGGTGATCGAGAGATTCTAAACAAAAGAGTCTAGTAGCTCCCTTAGCCGCCTTGGCGATGGGTAGAGTCTCAACTTTGAGATGAGTCTCAATCACGTGGAAAGATTTCGCACCTGCCCTCGCGTCAT